GGGTTTTGCTCGTTGAGCTCGGCGGCCTTCTTGTGCGCTTTGACCACGAGCTCGCCGCGGTCCTCGACGATTTCGCTCGACAGGTCCGACCAGCTCGCGCCACGAGCTCGGGCCCGCCGGCGTTGGCTGGTCAGGTTGCGCGAAACTTGCATGTCGTCGCCGGCGGCGTCTTTGATCGGTTCGATATAGGGCCAGGTCGGCGGATTCCACACGTGGCCAAACGGATTGACGCCGCTCTTGCTCGCCGCACGCCGAAGCGCTTGGTCTTGCTCCAGGCGCCGCCGCACGCGCCACAGGTAGACCGGCGTGTGTAGGCGCGAGCCGAGCCACTTCTGCCGCTGGCGAAAGCGCAGCCGCGCCTGGTCGATCGCCCCGCGCCAGCCGCTAAAGTTGGTGTCGCTGGCGTCTAGCAAGAAGACGGCCATCGGCAGGTCCAAGTTGATCGCGATAAACGACAGGACCAACGACGCGTGTTGGAAGAACTCGGGGTTGGGGATCGCCGGCGCAAAGCCGGTGATCTTCTCGCCCGGGTCGCCCTTGATCTCAGCGCCGGGCGATCGCTGTTCCAACGTGCGGATCGAGCCGTCGCTTTGCGTCTCGGTGGTGCGCGCGCCGCCGACGCGGTTTGACCCTTCGCCGCCGTCGAGATCCCGCTCGCGTATGATCGCGTAGAAACTGGCGACTTTGGCTTTGACCAGGTTGGCGAACTGTAGGTCGTCGTGGTAAACGGTCGGGATCACGGCCGGCGCGAACGCGGTCACGCCGCGCGTTTGGCTGAAACGCCGCGGGTCGTACAGATGCAAAACCTGCCGGCGGCCGTCGTCGCCGCGGGCCCGGTATCGGCGGAACGTGTTGCGTCGGGTCGCGGCGTGTAGCGGGTTGATTTCATCCGGCGTGAGCCAATACGCTTCGCGTCGCCGGCGATCCGGCGAGAGCTCGACGCCGTGGACCAGGCGGTCGCGCGGCCCGCCGGCAAACGGGTTGCGCATTTGGTGCGCCTCGACGGCCTGCAGGCTGCCGAGCTCCGTTGGCAACACGAGCACGTCGCCGTCGACGATCGTGTTCCGCAGCGCCAGCGCTTCGAACTCCGACCACGTTTTCTCGCCCTCGAAGTCGCAGGCGTCCGGTTCGCTCGACCAGGCTTCCCAGTCGTCGGTCAACAGCGTGTCGACGCCCGGGTCGCCGGTCCGCACGTCAAGCGTGAACCCGTCTTGCACGATATTGGCGACCAGCCGCGTGACGCCCTGGCCGACGACCATATTGTCGCGGTCGATCCAGCGGGCCCGCTCGAGCATATCGAGAAACTGGCGTTCGGTGCGGTAGTGGTAATCCGCGCCCGAACCCATGGCGGCCACGCCCCGCGGCCGCGGCAGGTAGCGGGTGTTCTCCGCCGCGTAGTAATCGCCGTAGATGTCGACGATCGACTGCCGCAGGTTTCGATCGAAAGCCGCCAGCGGATCGCCCGCGGCCTTGCCGTTGGTCGAGGTCATAGCGTCCAGGTCATGGGCTCAATAGCGAAAGCCGCTGAAGTCGGGGTGGATCACTTGGGGATCGCTCACAAGAGCGCCGGCGCTTTGATGCAGCGCGAGCCACTTCTCGGCGCGGTCGAGCTGCTTCTCGATCAGCTCGACGTTGAACTCGCTCTCCGCGCCGCCGCCGCTGGAGCGCGTCGGCAGCTTGACCAGCAGCTTTGTGCAGGCGGAGATAAACGCCGCGCACTTGTCCGCGTCGGCGTCTTCGCGGTAGTCGGCGTTGGTTTCGTAGGCGCTGAGGATGGTTGCGAGCGTGGCCATAGAGCGGCCGAGGATCGCAGATCAGCGCGCAGCGTGCAGCGCGGTCCGGCGCGTCCGGCCGTCCGGCTGGTCAGGATTGCCCGTATTGGCGAACCGTCACGCGGCGCGGCCGAGGGCCGCGGCTTCGGCCGGCGGCGGATCGCCGGCGGCTTCGGCGATCAGCTCCAGCAGCTTGCGCACGGCCTCGGCGTAGCTGTCCACGTGTTTGCCCGTGGCCAGTTGCGCGTGCTCGGCCTGGAAACCGTCGAGCAGTCGCCGCAGCGCCAGCGGCTGCGCGCTGAGCGCGTCGAGCCGGCTTTCCACTTTCCGCGGCAGATAGCCGGCCGGCCGGGCCGGCCCCAGCGGCAGCGTGAGCGTCACGTGCGCGCCGCTGCGCGTCACGCCGTAGACGACGTTTTCCCGCGGAAAAGGATCCTTTTCCGCCGCGGCCTCGAGCGGCTCGGCCGCCGGCTTGGCTTCGGCCGGTTCGGCCGCTTCGGCCGCGGCCGTGGCGGCCTCGAGCGGCTCGGCTGCCGGCTTGGCTTCGGCCGGTTCGACCGGTTCGCTTTCCAGCTCCGGCGTAAACGGCTGGTCGGTCTCGGCCGGCTTGTCGGCTTTGGCGGCTGGTTTCCTCTTGCGTTTGGCCATGGCGGCGTCCTTTCCGTTGGCGTTAGTGCGGCGCGGGTGTGTCGAGAAAATCGCGCCCGTCAGGTGTCGTGAGTCGTTGGCTGACGGCCTCGGCCGCCGCTTGTGCGGCCAGCTCCGGCCCGCGGTCTTGCGGCGACGCGGTGAAGCGGAACCCGACCAGGTGGCCGGCCGCCGCCGCAAGGTAGCTGGCGTCGAGATAGTGATTGGCTCGGCTGGCGGCTTCCCACACGGTAATCAGGCCGTGCCGCGGGTGGTGTTTGCGGACCGGCCGTTCGCTGCGCACGTGCCGCTCGTAGGTTTTGTGGCCGCCGGCCAGGTCGTGGAATATCGACAGGCTGCCGCGCTCGCCGGCGTCGGCCCGGAAGGCTTCTTGAAACGTGCTTTTCCAGGCGTCGCTGTCGACGATCGCGTACAGCTGCCGGTGCTTGCGGTGGACGCGCAGGTGGTAGCCGTCGCCGATCCGTTTTACGTCACGGCCCAGCGCGCTCGGGTGCGCGTACTGATAACCGGCTTGCTGGCCGGTCCCGCGGCCAAGAGCGGCGAAGTAGACCGGCCCGGCGTCGCGGCAAAACGCGTGCACGGTATCGCTGAGGTAGCCGGCGTCGACGAACACGCGGCCGAGCTCCAGCCGCTGGTCGCCGAGCCGCCACGCGGCGGCCAGGTAGTCGCGGAGCTCCTCGAGCGCTTCGGCCAGTCGCGCCTTGACGTGTTTGCGTCGGCCGGCCGTGTCGCCGCCGCGGTGCAAAACCTCGACCGTGTTGTAATCGAGAACGTGGCCGGTCCAGTTGCTGCGCCAGCAGATGGCCACCCAATGCAACCGATACATGCCGCAGTCGACGCCGACCGTGACCGCGGCCGTATCGGCCGGCGGAGCGCCCCGCGGCAGCTGCTCGACCGCTCGGCCGGCGACCGAACCCTCCGGCAGCGGTTCGTGCTCGAGATCGACCGGCCGCCAGGTTTCGCTGTGCAGGAACTGGGCCAGCTCCCGGTCGGCGTTCTCGCGCTCTTGCGTGCCGGGCTCGAGCTGTGCGGCCTGCCACTCTTCCACGGCCAGGTCGGCGGCTGATTGGAACAGGTTGTGAAAGGCTGTCCAGTGAAACCACAGCCGGGTCGTCGGCGGCGCTTCGCCGGAGATCTCGCCCTCGGCGTCGATCTCCTGGCCGGCGTGCACAAGTTGCGCGTTCTCGTTGGCCGTGCGGCGTTCGGCTTCGGTGATCGCTTCGCCGCACGCGCCGCAAAACCAGGCCGCGCCCTCGGCGGCCTCGAGCTCGTTGTGGGCCCCCTCCCAGCCGCCGAGTTGCTCGCGGCCGGGCGTGATCCACTGGCCGCAATGCGGACAGGGACAAACGATCCGGCTCTGGCTCGAGAACTGCCGAGCCGTCCAGGGCAGCTCCTCGTCGACCGTGAGCGTTCCCTCGACGTACACGCGGCGGCGGCTCCGCTGGTAGCTGCGCAGCCGGGCCCGGAGCTGCCGCAGCGGGTCGGCCTCGACGCTGGCCTCGGCTTGCGTGCTGAACCGCGCGGCTTCGGTCACGCCAAGAACGCGGGCCGTGAATCCGGCCTTGCTGGTGTCTTCGCCGCCGGCGGTCATGAACTTAATTACGGCGCCGTTGGTCAGCGTGACAGTATCCTTGATCTCGCCGCCGCGGCTGCCGGGCCCCTTGGTTGGCAACAGCTGCTCGAGCCGCGGCGAAGCGCGGAAGATCGGCTCGATGTCGATCCGCCACTTGTTTTGCGCCATGCGCATATCTGGCAAGCCGACGACAAACGGCTCGCGGAGCTCGGCCGTGTGGTAGATCAGCGGCAGGCCAAACGCGATGTAGGTCTTGCCGCTTTGGCTCGGGCCCGCGATGAACACGTCACGCCACCGCGGGTTGTCGAGCTCCTCGAGCAGCAGCCGCGTAAACGGCTGCCGATCAACTCGAAAGCGGCGGCCCCGGTATTGGCCGTCGGGGATCACGAGCTCGGCCTCGGCGAACTCGCGCATGGAGCGCACGCTCGGCACACGCGCCGACTGCAGCAGCCAACGAAACTCGGCGCCCACGGGCCCGCTAATGCTCAACGTCTGGTCCATCGGTGGTGATCGAGTCAACGAGTCGGACCGCTTCCTCGAGCGCGTCGTCGAGGATCGCGTGTGCATCGGCGCCGAACTGATCCAACAGCGCCGCGCCGGCTTTGCGCACAATGTCGGCGACCAGGCCGAAGCAGTCGTGCACGCTGGCCCGCTCCAGCAGCACGCGTTGCCGCGCCAGTCGCTCCATGCGTTTCAACAGGAGCTCCTCCCGCCGGATCAGCTCCAGGGCCCGGCCGGCCCGCCGCTGCTTCTTGTCGCCGGCGTCGCGGCGGGCCAACAGCTCGTGAACAGCTGGCGCGAGCTGCTCGAGGTCGATCGACGCGCCGGCCAGCGGCAGGTTGTGGCGGGCGGCCTGCTCGGCGATTTGCTGGTGTTGGCGGCCGGACCATTGGACCCACAGTTTCTTGGGGACCGCTCGGTAGGCGTCGGCCGCGGCGCGGCCGGCCAGCAGCTTGACCACGCGCCGCAACGCGGCCCGCTCGCGGACCGTCAGATCGACGCCGGCGTCCTGGCGGGCGATCGCCGCGGCGGCCAGCTTGAAGTCCTCGAGCCGCTCGGGCGCGACCGGCTCGGCGGCGTCGCGCTTGGCGGCGTTCTTGGCCGCTTTGCCGCGGCCGCGTTTGCTGGTTTTGGCGGCTTTTTTCTTCTTGGCCATGGCGGCGCGCGGCGCTTAGTAAGCGGGAAAATCGGCCTTCGTGCGCAAAAAAGTCCCTTGATGACGCGGCGGAGCCGCCAGCCGGAGGCCCAGAAGGGACCCAGGGCCCGGCCGGCCGGCCGGCCGATCACGTGTTGTATAAGGCCTGCTCGATCCGAGCTGTGCGTTGGTCGATCCGTTCCAACAGCTCGCGCAAATGTCCCTGGTTCGCGTCGAGTCGCTCGAGTTGCTCGCCGTGCTTGCGGCATACGGGCCCGGTTCCGGGTTGCTCGGCCGCCGGCTTGGCCGGCGACTGTCCGTTGCGAAGCGGCAGAAAGCGCATGATTGCCGCCGTGATCGGCGCGGCAAATCCGAGAATCGCCAAGCCGACGCCGAGAGTTGCTTGACCGTCCATGATGCTAGATCCGTTGTCGTTGGTCCTGGCGGCGCAAGTAGTCGATTAGGCGACCGAGCCGCTGGCGTTCCTGCTCGTTGGTCAATCCGGCGAACTGCCGCCGGAGCTGCTCAAGCGTCGGCGACTCGGCCGCGTGTTCGCGGAGCTCTTGTTCGATCTCAAGCAGGCTTTGCCGATCTTCGAACATGCCGCGTCCCTTTCGTCGATAAAGCGGCCGCCGGCGTGGCCAGCTTCGGGGGGTCAACTGGCCGACGCCGGCGACGCGCCCGGAGGTGTTGGTTCACCTTTGCGCGCCGCCGCGGATCACTTCCACGGCCAGAGACTCGGGCGCCTGGTCGGTTGTCGAGGTCTGGTTGATGGTGGTTTGTTGCTCGTTGCCTTCGAACGCGCCGGCCATCCAAGGAATCGCCGCGGCGATCGCCGAGCCGCCCAGCAGGCCAGCGGCCACAAGCGCCGCTTTGGCCAGCGGGTGCGCTTGCGGCGCCGCGTCGCGGCGTTCGATCAGCGGTTCAGGCGACAGCGCCTGCGGCTCGGCCGCCGCGGTCCCGCAGCCCAACGCGCGGAGGATCTCGGCGGCGTTGGCGCCGTAGATGTCGCCGGCGACAACTAGGTTGCCCATGTCTTGCTCCGGCGTGTTGGCCGCCGGCTCGGCGCCGATCGCTCGAGCTTGCGCCGCTCGATCGGCCGCCACTTGGCGGCGGTAGGCGGCTTGGCTTCGCCGCCATTCGTCGAGGCCGACCGCGTGCGCTCCGGCGGCCAGGCCGGGCGCATAGTCGCCGACTCGCTCGGCGATCTCTTCAAGCGGTGTCTGCCGGCGATCCATTGGCGATAGCCTCGATTTGCTCGATCAGTTGGTCTTGTTGGGCGCGTAGGTAGCGCTCGAACGTGGCCGGTCCGGCCGCGTAGGCGGCGGCGCCGAGCTCGGCCTGCTCGTCGGCTTGCCGAACTCGCGCCGCCACGTCGGCGAGAACTTGCCCGGGATCGATCATTTAGCCGGTCCCGGTTCCTTCTTTGGCCGGATAGCCGCCGCTTTGTTGAGCCACGCGGAAGCCGAGGCCCATGTTGACCGTTGGCGTGGTCAACGCGGTGGCCCACATACTGGCCGAGTCGGCGGCCAGCTGGTCGAACCGAGCCGTGCGTCGCGCTTGCGACGCGGCGCCCTCGGCGGCCATGCCGCTCATTACAGCATTCATCACAGCTTCGTCGGCTTGTGTCGCCATAGAATCCACTCCTTCGCCGGTGTCGACCGGCAGCTCGAGGTCCGGGGACATTCAATCGCCCCCTGCTTTGCGCACGGATAAGGAACGCAGTCGCACGAGATCGCCGAGCCGTGCCTCGACGTCGTCGTGAACAGATCCGTCGGGATTGAGCGTTTGAATCCGCAGCGGCGGCAGCTGCTCGGCCAGCTCCGCCGGATCTACCGGCTCGGCGGCGGCGCCGTCCTGGCCGGCCGGACCGGAAGGTCCGGTCGGGCCCGCTTCTCCGGCTGGCCCTGGCGGGCCCGCTTGGCCGGCTGGCCCGGGCGGTCCAGCTTCGCCGCGGGCGGCGGCCTGGAACGTTTCGTCGGCGGCCAACAGCGCCGCAATGCGTTCGGTCAGCAGATCAAAATCGAGCTCGGCTTGTGCGCCGTCCTGGCCAGCCGGCCCGGCCGGTCCCGGCGGGCCCGCTTCTCCGGCCGGTCCGCGGAGCTCGGCCATTAGATCCGGGTCGGCCTTGATCCGCTGCACAAGCGCGTCGAGGTCCAGCTCCGCCGGCTCCGCCGGCTCGGGCGGCTCGGGCGGCTCGGTCTCGACGACGATCTCGAGGTTTTGGATCGCTCGAGGCCGCACGCGGGCCAGTAGCCGGCGTATCGGACCGCACGCGTGAGCGCAAGCCGGATAGACCAGCGGCCAGCGGCTTCGATCGGTGGCCAGAATGTAGGCTTGCGGCTTCGGGCCGCCCCAGATGATCGCGACCAGCCGGCCGCGGTAGCAGATGGCGCCGCCGCTGTCGCCGTCGATCACAGGCTTATCGACTTGCACTTCGTCGCCGGTCCGCAGCACGCGGGCCACAAAACGCCGCAAGCCGCGGCCGCTTGGGCCGCCCCACCCAAAAACCTCGACCTGTGCGCCGATCGGCGGCGGCTGCTCGGCCAAGCGCATCACAACCAGGTCGGGCCAAGCAGTAAACTCGATCACGGCCACGTCGGCCGCTTGGTCAACGCCGCAGACCGAGCCGTCGGCCGTGTGGCCGTCGGACCACGTCAGCCGCGCTTGTGCGTGGCCCCGCGTCACGTGCGCCGCGGTGAGCGCAATCGCGGTCTTGCCGTCGGTCCAAATGACTACCGCGCTTCCGGCCGGCGCGGCGCTTGAGCCGGTCAACATGCGAACCCGCACGACCGCCGCGTGGTGCGGAGCTGTCGCGATCCAGCGCCACGGGTTGCGGCGCTCGTATCGTAGGCTGTCGAGCGGGCGCGTCGGCTGCGCGTATGCTTGCGGCGGGCGGCAGAATCCGCCCGGACACTGGGCTTGCGCCGGCAGCGCCAACAGCGCGGCCAGCAGCGCGGCGGCTATGGATGGACGTTTCACGGTTGGCTTTCCTTCTGCTTGTCGGCTTCGGTCAGCGCCGCCGCCGCCAGCTGTTGCTCGAGCTGGTCGATCCGGTCGGCCATGGCGGCGCCGCGTTGGCGCCATCGCTCCGCGCGCTCTTTGTGACTGCGCATTTGGGTTTCCATATCATCGCGCAGCAGCGCGTTTTCGTCCTCGAGATCGCGGTTGGCCAGCGCCAGCTTGCCGGGCGGCAGCGCAACGCGTCGCGCTTCGGCCAGCTCGAGCCGGACGGCCGCCAGCTCGCGGTCCAGCTCGCGGCGCTTGCGGCTTGCATTGTCGGCCGCTTCGCGGCGGGCCGACTTCTGCTTGGCCACTTCGCCGCGGAGCTGTTCGATTTCCTCGTCGGCCCAACGGACGGTCACAGCGCCGAGGCCCACGCGTCGCCGAACTCGCCGCCGGAGCAACGCGACCAGGCCCCACAAGAGCCACGGTCCGGCCGCCACGCCGGCGGCCGACCACACAGCGGGCCAAACGGCCGCCGAGGCCGCGGCGGCCTCAGAGGGCAACGTCGAGCTCTC